AAAGATATTGAGAAGTTTGCAGATGGTGCTGCCTCATCTCTTGGACAGACTAAGCAGCAAGCCTTAGACGCAGCTGCTACCTTTGCAACATTTGGTAAAGCAGCTGGATTATCAGGCAAAGACCTTTCTAAGTTTTCAATTGACTTTGTAAAACTATCATCTGATTTAGCTTCATTTAATAACACATCTCCTGAGCAAGCAATCAACGCAATCGGATCCGCACTTCGTGGCGAGGCTGAGCCTCTACGTGCTTACGGTGTCTTACTTGATGATGCCTCATTGCGCCAAGCTGCTTTAGAGCTTGGAATCATTAGCACAACCAAGAATGCACTAACTCCACAACAAAAGGTATTAGCAGCCCAAGAGTTGATTTATAAGCAGACTGGAGCAGCTCAGGGAGATTTTGAGCGCACATCTGACGGATTAGCCAATAAGACTCGAATCCTAACCGCGCAACTTGAAAACGCTAAAGTAACTATTGGCGAGGCACTTCTTCCCATCGTTTTAGAATTAAGCACATTCTTTTCAAAAAATGTCATCCCTATTGTTCAAAACTTGGCAGATGCTTTTGGTAGCAGTAAAGACAAGACTGCCGGAGTTAATGGAATCTTAACAACTTTAGCAGACACTATTTCAGGATTAGTCATTCCAATCTTTAATGGTTTGAAAACAGCCTTTAATAACATAAAAGCAACAGTCATTGAAAATAAAGATGAGTTTCAGGCTTTCTTTGATGTAGTTAAGGCTGCAGCTCCAATTCTCGGAACAGTTATCGGTAAAGCTTTTAGTGTCATTGGATCTATTGCAAGCGTGGTACTAAATCTCATTTCTAATGTATTAGGTGCTATTAAGCCTTTGCTAAATACAGCAATCGATGGAATTAACTTAGTTATCCGAGGAATCAATTTAATTAAGATCGGTAGTGATATTCCTTATTTAAGTAAGATAGGAGCAACTGCCCCTGCAGGTGGGTTTAGTGGAACCATGCCAAATGGAACACCATTTAACACTAGTACGGCAGCTCCAGCTCAAACACTTCCAGTATTCAATTTACAATCAACATCAAGCACAACTTCAAATCCTGTAGCTTCTGCTGCAGCAAGTGCTGCTTCTGCTAGTAAAAGCATTAACGGCGTATTTGATGTTGGTCGATTCCGCATGGCTGAAAATGCTTCAATGGCACCGGTTTATAACATTAATGTAAGTGGAGCATTGGACAAAGAAGGCGTAGCCCGTCAAATCGTAGAGATTATCAACGATTCCTCATATCGAGGTTCAGGCGGGGCAGGAGCGTTTGTAACGGCATGACCCAATGGAATCCTGAGTGGCAAGTAACCATCAACGGTGGGGGCGACTACACAAACTTAACCCTTGCCAACATGACGATTACTTCCGGTCGCCAAGACATTTATTCTCAACCTTATGCTGGTTATTGCAATGTTGAGATTATTAACCTTGACCAGTCAGCCATAGTTTTAGACATAAATGACCAAATCATTATTAAGGTCAAAGATTCTTCTGGAACATTTGTAAATCTATTTGGTGGCTATATCACAGACATCGATGTAGAAGTCACGCAAACGGGATCTGGAGGCGTTTCAGAATCTATTAAGGTCATTGCCTTAGGTAGTCTCTCAAAACTGCCCAAAACCCTTACAACAGGCGTTTTAAGTAAAGATTTTGATGGAGATCAGATTTACTCAATTTTGTCTGATCTTTTCTTTAGCGTTTGGAATGAAGTGCCAGCAGCCACAACTTGGGCAACTTATGATCCAACCATTACATGGGAAAATGCTGAAAGCTCAGGTTTAGGCGAAATCGATCAACCAGGTAACTATGAATTAACAGCTAGATCATCCAATACCACAGACATCTATAGTCTGGTTTCATCTTTGGCAACTTCCGGACTTGGATACATTTACGAAGATGCACAAGGTCGCATCGGGTATGCCGATAGTACTAGACGAAGCACATATCTTGGCACAAACGGTTATGTTGATTTAACCGGCAATCATGCTCTTGCCCGAGGAATCCGTACACAAAAACGCTCAGGAGATGTTCGAAACAACGTCACAATCTCTTATAAAGCAAATGCCAAAGAATCAGCACTTGATGAAGAATCCATTGCCCTTTATGGACAGCAGGCTTATGAAATCAATACTTCATTGGAAAACTCTGTTGATGCTTTAGCTCAGGCTGAGTTTTATTTAGCTTTACGAGCTTTCCCAGAAGCTCAATTTAAGTCCATCACCTTTCCTATCAGTAGCCCAGAAATCGACGATAATGATAGAGATGCTTTATTGAACGTTTTTATGGGCTTACCAGTAAACATTTCTAATTTGCCTTCAAATATTACCAATGGTCAATTCCAAGGCTTTGTTGAAGGATGGACTTTCAGCGCTGGTTACAATTCCCTGTATTTAACTTTGAACGTTTCGCCTACTGCATACTCGATCCAGTCCATGCGCTGGCAAGCAGTCTCAGCAGCCGAGACATGGAACACATTAAGCGCAAGTCTCGAATGGATTGACGCTACAATAGTAGCCTGATATAAGGAGAAAAATGGCAACCACTTCCGCGTTTGGCTGGGAAACCCCGGACGACACAGATCTCGTCAAGGACGGCGCAGCTGCGATCCGTACACTTGGAAACTCCATCGATACGTCGATGTCTGAGTTGAAGGGTGGAACAACAGGACAGATTTTAAGCAAAACGTCAAACACCGACATGGATTTCACATGGGTCGCAAATGACGTTGGTGACATTACTGGTATCACAGCTTCAAGTCCTTTAACAGGAGGCGGAACTAGCGGTGCAGTAACTCTTGGAATTCTTAACGGCACAACTTCAAACCTTGGCGCGGTGCAATTGTCAGATTCTACTTCAAGCACATCAACGACTTTAGCTGCAACGGCAAATGCTGTTAAAACAACTTATGATCTCGCTAATTCTGCTTATGCACCAGCATTTACAAACAATTACTACGCTGGCAAAAATAAAATAATCAATAGTGACTTTAGTGTTTGGCAGCGTGGGACGTCAGGATTTTCATCACCTGGTTACACGGCTGATCGTTGGCGATATTCCGCTGGCAATGGCGGAATTGGAATTTCACAACAAACATTTACACCAGGCGCAGCACCAGTTAGCGGATACGAAGGAAAGTTTTTCTTGCGTTCTGTTGGCAGCGTTGCTTCAACTAGCGGCACACCAACACTTGAACAACGTATTGAGGACGTTCAAACATACGCTGGGCAAACTGTAACGGTTTCATTTTGGGCAAAATCTAGTGCCAGTACGCTTCCGTCATCTATCGTTTTAACACAGAATTTTGGCAGCGGTGGTTCAACGGCAGTTGACACAACAGTTGTTTCATCACCGTCGTACACGACTTCATGGGTTCGCTATTCATACACTGTTGCGGTGCCAAGCATTTCAGGTAAAACTATTGGCACTTCTAGTTATTTGTCACTTGTTTTTAATTTTCCATTAAACCAAACATGGACATCGTTTGACATTTGGGGTGTTCAAGTTGAGGCTGGATCAGTAGCAACGCCATTTCAAACTGCAAGCGGCGGCAGCCACCAATCAGAATTAGCAATGTGCCACCGATATTTTCAATACTGGACAGGTAGCCAATTTTCAAGAGCAGGATTCGTTTATGCTGATCAAACAACCAACGTTGTTTTTGTTGATAAATTGCCCGTTCCGTTACGAGCAAATCCAACCTTGACGGTTAGCAACATGACCGCAAATGGCACGGCAATCACTACCGCGGCTATCACCAACTTTTCAGCAACTTCAAACACAATTTGGGTGAATGGCGGAGTTACAGGTCTTACTGCAAATACGGTTTATCAAATTTATGTTGCGTCAGGCACAACTGGCGTGATTTCTTATAGTGCGGAGTTATAACATGACAAAATACGAAAAGATAACAGTCAGCGAAACCGAAGTTATCAAAGCAACTTTAGAAGATAAATCTGTTGTTTTCATTCCAATTGCTGAAGAAAATGCAGATTATCAAAATTATCTAAATAATACTGCGGCACAATCCAAACCGATTGTAACCAATGAAGCCAAAACTAAGTAAGTCGGTAGTCCAACTTCGAGAACAGGCAGACGATGCTTATCCTGACAGAAAGCGTGACTCTGACGGCACCATCGGAGACTCTCGGCATTCAACCCGAAAGAGCGATCATAACCCTGACAGTAGTACAGGGTATGTCCGCGCTATCGATCTCGATGCTGATTTCGACAAATCGTCCTCTACAGCTGCTTACATTGCCGACCAGATACGAATTGCAGCCCGAACAGATAAACGCATTGCATATGTTATCTTTAACAAGAAGATTGCAAGCGCTAGAAGCCTCTGGCGCTGGCGCAAATACAACGGAGTTAATCCACACACCAAACACATCCACGTCAGTTTTACAAAGGCTGGCGACACGGATTCGAAATTTTTTAACATCCCATTACTAGGAGGAACAGATGAGCCAAGACCTAAAAAAGATGCTAGCAAGTTGGGGCAGAGCCTTTCTAACAGCTGCTCTTGCACTCATAGCTGCGGGCGAGACTGACCCAAAGAACATTGCTTACGCCGGAGCATTGGCAACAATTCCTCCAGTAATGCGTTGGTTAAACCCTAAAGATGAAGCATTTGGTTTGAGGTGACACCAGGTGATTGGGCTGGGTTCGTCCTCGCCATTGTCTCGACGCTTGCTGTATTTATTGGCGGTTTGCGTTATTTGGTTCGCGGTTGGTTGTGGACTCTTACGCCGAATGGTGGATCATCTCTCGCTGACCGATTGGCAAGAATAGAGACACGCCAAGAACAGATGATGGAACTTTTAAAAAAGTAAGGGACACTTATCCACATGGCAAAGAAACCTACTAAAGCGCTAGAGGAACAAGGTTATTCAAAACTTGATGCTTACTGCATCGGGTTACATGAATACTATAAATCTTTGCGTAAGGCTGGTTTTAGCGAGGGCATTACTTTGTTTATGATAACTGACGTCCAATCGTATCCAGGATGGATATTGCCAGATCCAATTTTGCCTGAGAAGTTTGGCGATTATGAAGATGATGAGGATGACGATTAAGCGAATTGTCGTAGTCTCGGACTTACAAGTCCCTTACCATGACAGGGTTGCAACCCGTAACCTTGCAAGTTTTATTAAAGCCTTTAAACCGGATCAAGTAGTTACTATTGGCGATGAAATTGATCTTCCCCAGATAAGCAAGTGGGAAGAAGGGCGCATGGGTAGTTATGCTCAGACGCTCGATGATGACCGAAATGAGGCTGTGCAGCTTCTCTGGGAATTAGGCGTAACTGACTGCATTAGGTCAAATCACACAGATCGTTTGTATAACATCATTATGGCTAAAGTGCCGGCATTTGGCGCGTTGCCTGAGCTGCGTTTTGAGAAATTTATGAAGTTTGATGAATTGGGCATTACGTTCCATAAGAACCCTATGCCCATTGCGCCTGGCTGGATTGCAGTCCATGGTGATCACACACCAATCAAGCCACAAGGGGGCTTATCAGCCCTCGAAGCAGCCCGTAGGCATGGCAAAAACGTCATCTCAGGACATACTCACAGAGCAGGTCGTTCAGCCTTCTCAGAGGCTTCTGGAGGGCGTATTGGGCGTGTCTTGCATGGTGTCGAGGTGGGCAACTTGATGGACTTCAAACAAGCTGCATACACAAAGGGTGTGGCAAATTGGCAACAGGCTTTCGCAATCATTTATGTGAATAAAGCCAAGGTTCAAGTCGATCTTATTAACATCGAAAAGGACGGCACATTCATTGTGGCTGGAAAGTCGTACGGCAGGGCGAGATAAATCGTTATCGTTTCGTTACCTATGAAACGTGAAAATGTCTGCTAAGTGTGAGACTCTAATTCTGTAATCAACACCGGTTACAAGAACGGGAGCAAAATCATGGATCTACAAGTACCAATTATTGTTTTATTAATGTTAGCCAATATCCTTTGGTTTATCGTTGGCTGGGGCAAAGGCTTCGAAGAAGGCAAACGCGAAGGCATTTTGGTTGGCAAGAACTTTCAGCGTGTGAGTGAAAATGCGCGCTGATGACATCCTTGACGAAGCCAAAGACCTTATCCAAGACCGAGGTCAAGATTACGGCTTGGCAGCTCTCAATCACCTTCGAATCTCCAAGTACTGGAGCACCTATCTTGAACGCGACATCCAGCCTCACGAAGTCGCAATCTGTATGGCACTTGTCAAGATCGCACGCTTACAAGAGACAAGCCTCCACGCAGACAGTTACAAAGACGGCGCAGCATACATTGCGCTCGCTGGACAAATTGCATCAACTGACTGGACTGACCTTGACAGTTATTAAAGCAGCCCCAGGCATTTGGTGCGATTATTGCAAAGTGCGATTTGGCGTCAATTCAATACTTGGGCAAAAGCCAGCAAGTTACACAGTTATTAGCAATCATCCTAAAAGCCAAGGCACACGACGCCATTACTGCAACAGCTGCGCCATCGAGGTTCAGACGTGGGCGGATGGTAGCGTCTGGTCATTACCGGAACAAACCGAGTATCTGATGAAGCAAGAGGAGTTACCAAGTGTTTAATTTGGCAGATTACGAGACAGTCGAAACCCGTTTGGAAAAGTTTATTAAGGACTTTCCAGACTTTCGCATAAGCACAGAATTGGAGAGTTTTCAAAATGATCGATTTATTGTTAAAGCATATTTATATCGAACTTTCGCAGATAGCGTGGCATTCTCGACAGGATACGCTGAGGAGAAGGTTACTGATCGGGGTGTTAATTCGACTTCAGCTTTGGAGAACTGTGAGACTTCAGCGATCGGTAGAGCACTTGCAAACGGCGGTTATGCAGCTAAAGGAAAAAGACCTTCAAGAGAAGAAATGAGCAAGGTTGAACGCTTAAGCGCAAAGGACATTGCTAAGGCTAAAGAAGTGCCAAGTTTCAAAACAAAAGAAGAAGCATTAGCTGCAGATCCTTGGAGCACTGAACCAATTTACGGCGATGTTACTCAGCCTGCAGCAATTACAGCAGCTGAGGCGATTGCCAATGTGCAAGACATTCTAGGAACTCAAAACCATGAAGAATGTGAGCATGGCGACATGAGATGGAAAGAAGGCGAAAAGAATGGACGCGCCTGGGGCGGATTTTTCTGCCCAGGAGGCAACGTAGCACCAGCACAAAACTGCGCTACCCGCTGGTACAACCTTGAATCAAATGGCAAATGGGGCAAGCAGAAGGCGAGAGTCTAATGGGTTTTGTAGAAGTTAAAGTAAACGGTCAATGGATGAACCTTATGCACTTGACCCTACGATGTCAGTTATGCAATGAGGAGATCATTCTGGCTCATGTTGCAAAGGTTGAGAATGCAGATGCACCAGTTAATGCGACTTGGACTTGCAAGAGATGTCACTCAGTTAATGGCTAACCATAGAAAACATCGAGGATATCGGACTCAAAAGGTTTTAGCCGATTACCTTAAAACATGGTTTCCATATGCAGACACTGCTGGGGCTGGTAGGCAAGGAGAGGATATCCTTAATGTGCCTACCATCTCCATTGAAGTCAAGGCTAGAGCTGACTTTCAGCCTTTAGCATGGATCAAGCAAGCAGAATCAAATGCGGCTGGCAAACTGCCAATGGTAATCATGCGATGCAATGGTCAAGGGGAGGATGCTGGCGAATACCTGGCATTTGTAAAAGTCAAGGACATTATGCCGATTTTGGCTGATCTATTGCCGACAAGTGAAATAACAAGATGCACAAGCTGCGGGGCTTGGACATTCAAGGAAAGGAAATGCTTATCATGCCAATCTATGAGTTTAAATGCATCAGCTGCGAAATAGCCTTTGAGATTGAAAAGTCAATGGATGAGGAACATAAGCCGATTTGTTGCGGTATGGAAATGCACAGAGTTTGGGGCAATATTGGAATATCATTTAAAGGAACCGGATGGGGACATCAATGACACGCCGACAAACAAACGGAGAACTTGACAGCGATGGTACGCTATCGACGCAGAACGCATCAGGCGTTCAGAGCGACCCGCTGAGGCGGGTAGGTCGCTCGGTGCTAGTGGCTATTGGGATAACTCTGTTTACACCTGCTTACGCAGGTTCACCTGATGAAGTTAAACAATATGTTTCAGCAAAAGAATATGCAGCTCATCTATTGCAAGACACAGAGCAATACAAATGTCTGGCATCCTTATATGGAAAAGAAAGCGCCTGGAATGAAAACGCGCAATCAGGTAGTCATTATGGAATACCACAAGGACGATCTATTTATCTAAAGACAGCAGACAAATATGAGCAAGTGCGATGGGGACTTGGCTATATCGAAGTACGATATGGCACACCATGTAAAGCGTGGGACTTCTTTAAAAAGAATAACTATCATTAATGGCTAAGCAATCAGCGTTACGCGATGATGGCAGTACTGCGCTATGGAGAAAAATTCGTAGTAGAGTCCTTGTTAGGGATCAGAACACTTGTCAGCGCTGTGGGCTAGAAGCTACCCATGTAGACCATATTGTGCCTAGAAGGCTTGGAGGGGATGATTCTATGGATAACCTACAGGCACT